CGTGTACAGACACGTCCGAAACTCCTTCGGGTATCATCTTCAGGCCTGCGACCTTGTCTGTGTCTAGGTAAAGTGCGCCTTCTTTTTTACAGCGAGGACAGGGAGACTTGTTCTTGTACGGGCTTCCATCTTTTTTAATCTTTTGGATGTAGCCAGTACCGGCACAATCATGGCAGTGGACGGCGGTTTGTCTTTTCGCCACCATCGTGAGTTCGCGTACCTTTTTGTTGAATTGGGTAGGCTTCATCCGCGGGGGATACATGGTATTCCCATTAGCGTCCGTACCCAAGTTGAAGGTTGCTTTCCATACTGCCTTATCCAAAACGACCCTAGAGAACACCACCCGAACCAAGTCTGGCCCAGAATTCAGGTTAATTGGGGTATCCCCCATTACTTCTAGCACGATCTCATTCAGGCGGCTTATGATTGCATTCTTCTCGGCAAGAAACTCACGACCAACTTCTTCAAGCGCGTCCAAGTCTATTTTAATACCGTTTTTCTCAATCTCGACTAAGAATAGCAGCATCTCGTTCATCAACTTAAACGTCTCTGTCAGGCCAATATTTGCAGGCTCGGACAACTCCGCTAATTGCTGAACAAGTATCTCGGCACAGGACTGCACATCCGCCTCTGCGTACTCGACCACCTTCGACAGTTCGATTTCAGAGAATTCTTTGCCGGCCTTAAACTCAGCATCGATCAGATCTGATTTCTTTCGGGTCACGTCACGACGTTCTGCTGTGGCCTTCAGTGACTTGTCGATCTGATTCCCACGGGCAAATATATATTCACCTATCATGGTGCAGTAACATAGGTCCGGTATCTGCAAACCCATTTCAACAAGCCATCCAGTATCGAACTTGTTGTTGTGCGCAGCCGTACAGTCCACAGACCTAAGAGCCTCAATAAAAGGCACTGGGCTATCTGGCTCTGGCTTATCTTTATGGTTCACAACATGGGTGTTAATCGGCGCTTCGAGGTCGATCTTTGTTAGGATAGGATCAGTAATATCCCTAAGCACTTTCCAGTGTATGCTCACTACAAAGTTTTCAGGGTTTCTTGGGCTGTTGTCCCGTATGCTGTTATCTTCGCCAATCCATGAGGTTTTCGTTTCTAGGTCGTACACCATAACGGACTTAAACCACATAGCGAGACACCTTCGCATCCAGCATGCAGGTGACAGTACCGTGCCAGCCGTTTAGTTTATTCTTACCAACAGTCAGGTAGCGCGTCATATCTGGTTCGGTATCTACAACGTCACCTTGGTCTAGCGCACCGATACCAATAGCAAGGTCCAGTTCTGCCGCCTTGCCGATCTTCGAACCTTCCATTTCAAATGGGGTGACGCGGGTTTTACCACGCGCATCGTTCGAGGCTTGGGACATACCTATGACCGCGGCGTCTGAACGTTTGGCAAATTCGCGGGCTTGGGTGTAGATCGCACGGAGTTTGTGGTGAGACGCCTCAAATTTTCCATTCACATTTATTTTATCAAGTTGGTCGATCACGATTATGTCAAAGTTGTATTTTGCTTGGATAGCATCCAGCCTAGAGAAATCGTGATCTACAAAGTTTAAAAATTTGATACGCTCGTTTATTGTTTGGAATCGTGTAACCGCGGCATAGGGATCAAGTTCTATGTCAGACGCATTCAATCCCGTGTAGGCCATGATGGCCCGCAGTTTCAGGCGAGACACATCCTCTTCGTTACCTACATAAAGAATACGATGGCCCTGATCAGCCCAGCCGTCAGGCGCTGCGCACAGAGTAAGCATGAATGCGGTCTTACCAATATTCGGTGTGGCATATACTGCCATGAATTCTCTACGCCCTATCCCATACACTTTGTCGTGAAGGGACTGTAGGTTGAAGGGGAAGCGGCCGGCGTCCGTGGCACTAGCCAATAGTTCGTGAATATCATCCGATGCAAACTCAATGTCGTCTTCTGGTAAAAACGATTCACGGTGCTTGTCTACCAGTGCGATGATATTGTCCCACACCCCATCACTGCCTTCGGAAGCCTCAAGTGCGAGGTTTGCAAGTTTAGTACACTCGGCGCGTTTCCATAGGCCAGATATTAAATCTTTGGATATTTCAGGATTGATATCTTCCGCGCTCTGTACTGCCGCCAAAACGTCATAGACATTTGCTTTATAGGCTGCGGTAGATATTGGGTTCTCGTTATCAAACAGGTTCTTTAACTCTGTTGTGGTTATGTCCGATTCATAACGATCGTGTGCTGTCGCTATGGTCTTAAAAATATCTTTCATTTCAGATTCAAACAAACCGGAGTGCAGCCGGCTTTTGTTTTCTTCATAGAATGTGTTTGAAAGTAATGCTCGAAGGATGGTGGTATCCATCTCAGTCCCCTTTTTGGTTGTGTAGTGGGACTAAGATTATCACTTGGTTAGTGGACGTGTCAATTGGTCATATTTAGTGGTTATAGTTAGGGTATATACAGGATGTAAAAAAACCCGCTACAAATTGTGCGGGTTATTCTCTTTTTGGGGAGCCTCTAGAAGGGTTAGGCCAATTACTCACATTAAAGTGCCACATGGTGTCTCCTTACGCGCCTCGCAGTTTCATCGATCTAAGATCAGGCATTACATTGCCCCTTCGTTCTTTAACATCGATGGCTATTTCAACTACGGACGAATCCTTTTCTTTCATTTGATTTAGCATTTCCGTTAACTCTAACTGTTTTTCTGCAACAGTTAAGAAATCTGGTAGTTCCAGATCTACTAACATTATCGCTCTGAACTTCATTCTAATCTCCTTGCTATCTGTTCAGGGTTATACTGCTTCAAGTCTGCCTCTAGAAACTTAACTGAGACCTTAACTAGTCCCCTTAGTTCCTGTAGAAGGTATAAAGATTTCCTGGAGGCGTCTTTGTCAAGTGCTATTTTAACATTTTTGAAACGTTCTATTATTGTTCGCTTTTGTTCTCGGTTCATATGAGTACCTAATAGGCATATGCCCGAATAGTTACCTGTCGCTGCTACTGCACATGCGCTGGCTGCATCCTCAACTATAACCCCTACTGTACCTGTACCCACTGTAAATAGTTCGCTTGTGTCTCCATAGGCTCTCCATTTAGGTTTAGCCTTTGGCACTAAAGATCTACCTACACAACCGATATTTGATGGATTGTAGAACAACACCCGTTTTTCTGCGGGTGCGTATTCAATTCGTATTAGTTTTTGTTTAAAGGCTACCATGCAGTTGTTCTGTTCGAGATATTTCTCTACATCACAATGGCCCATGGGCGTACCCTTAATTGAAGGTACTTCGGGTGCTTTGCGGGCAAAGGTGTTTGGTTTTCCAGAAAGAGCATTCTTTAGTTCTTTGTGATTACGTCCGATGAAATCTTTTCCACCTATGCCACATGCTGCTTTAAAGCAGTTCCACACAAGACGACCATCAAACTTGCTTACGGATAATGTTTTCTTTCCACCACAAGCCGGACAGTTAACTCTTAGGTTTTGTCCACTTAAAACATTGTATCTTTCGACCAGTTCTTTTTGCTCTGAAAATCTCATTCCCCTACCCCCCCATTTATATATGCAGCCCGTCAAAGGACGGTCTGAGGGTACTAGTGAATGGGCATTTGGTCAACCACTAATTTTATACATTAGTTAGTGTATATAGTTATGAGAACGTCAGTGCCTTATTCTGTAACGTTCTCATATAGTTAGATAGACCCATAACCTGAAGGTCGTAGGTTCAAATCCTACTCCCGCAACCAACAGCCTTGTTTTTAAACAAGAAAAAAACGGCCATATCATCGACACGGCCGTTCACGGACACTTTACCAGTTTTTGGTGCCATATCCACATTTGTTTAGGACAGATACCCATTCTTCATCCATCTGGCCTTCGGGCCAAACTTTTCTGATATAACTTCCTTCGGGTATATGCTTGAGGGCTTCTATTGTGGCACCGCTGTGACATTTAGCATGCACCAGAAAGACGTTTTTAGGCCACCCGCTGCCGTCCACAATTAGAACCTCATAAAATTTGAAGTCAGTATCCATTTGGATCACCTATTAAACTAATCCTATTATGCTAGGAAACTCTGGCTCTAACGCCTTCCTAATCTCTCTGGCCAATTGGACATGCTCATGCTGTGTGACGCCCACATCGTCCCTTACGTCCAAGTAATGCATCCAAGAGCGTAATGTGCCATTCACATACAGTGTGGACATTGTATAGCCCTCTGAGAGGACGACACGGCTACACTCCTTTGCAACTCCGATCTCCCGCATTTCCTCGTATGCGTCTTTGATCGCCATTTTAACGTCCAGTTGAAGTGCTTGCACCCGAATCTTCTGTTCGTCTGTCAGATCATCAATACTGTTCTGGCGATTTTTTGTATCTTGCCGCCTGTATTCACGATTAGTGAAATCGATTTCATCAGAATACCTCTGCGAGAATTCCTGAAAAGAAAACGAGGTATGTCGTAACAATTGGCGGGTAATATCTCGGGGAGCCTTTACCTCGACCACTGCGTTTGCCATTTCGAATACCGACCAATGCTTATGGTCTATGCAATACTTTAGTAGTTTGCCGGCGGTAGAGTGGTTTGCTTGGTTCGACGGGTTCGAGACTCTAGCGGCATAGGCAACTAGTTCCTCGGGAAGGGTTGCTTCGATATTGACGGGAACGGTCTTCCCAACGATTTTTGCGGAAACTTTCATTATACACCTGTAATTAAAAAGGGGGGCCAATGCCCCCCATGCTGCTATTGAAGGGCGAGAACTAATTGTTCCGGACTTGTGATCACCGCTTTCGCGGCTTGCTTAACGTCGGACACAATCCACTTGATTGCCTCGCGTCCGGACGATGTTGTGCCGCGTTCGCCGCTATCTTCGATCGCCCCTTCCTTTTTCATCAGGGTCAATTGCGCAGAAACTGATTGGTGTGGTCTCCCAAGCAATTTTTCCAGATCATCACAGGTGATTGGCCCATTTAAGAGTAG